GGTCCGACGCGGTGAACACGACCTCATAGACCACGGCATCGGTCGGGTACGTCGGCGTCACCCATTCGAAGGTCGTCTGTCCGCCTCCCGGCCCGGCGACCGCCGGGTGTACCTCAGGTGTCGCCGGATCGAAATCGCTGGTCCGGTCGAGTAGGTGCGGCGGCCCTAGCGCGTAGGTGACCGTCCACTTGTCCGGGGTGATGTCGTGGGTGCGCCCGAGCACAGCGACCCGCTCCGTGGTCCCGTCGTGCTCGAGCAACGCCATGCCGGGCACTGTGCCCTGGAGTTGCTGGATCGACTGGAGCGGCGTCTTCAGCGACGTCGTGAACGGGACAGGGTTCGCCTTCAGCGGCAGGACCGATGTGACCGCCCGAGATAGCCAGTACGGGTTCGACCCGGGCGCCGCGACGTCGAGCGTGCCCAGGTCGACGACTACATCGCGCTGGTTCGCGCCCGATGCCCGGTAGGTCGCAGACAGCACCTCGACCGGTACATCGTTCGGCGGAGGGGAGCTCACGTCGTACTCGCCGTAGCGGATGGTCGCGGCGTTCGTGAACAGGCTGACGTCCATCCCCTCAGTCCGTTCGCTGTACCCGACATAGCGGCCGGTGTGGGTGAACAGGTCGGTCGGGTCGACGGGCTGGATCATGACGTGCGCCGGCGAGTCTGAGAACGTCAGCGCGGTCGACCCGGTCCCGGTCAGCCATTGGTTGTTGGGCTTCAGGATGAACTGCGGCGTCAGCAGAGGCTGGTACAGGAACGTCATGTTCCGTAGCTTCGCCTCGTTCCGCAGCGTGTCCAGCAGTGAGCCCAGGCTGAAGGCGCCGCGGTAGATCTTCCGGACGGTCGCGGTGTCGTACGCGGCGTTTTGCCAGTCGACCGCGAGATCGGTCGCCGGAGACTGGGTGGTCACCGTCAGACCAGTCCACGACGCGATCCGCTGAGCTAACGTCTCGTTCGTGAACACGCGCGCCGGCGTCGACATACCCGCTAGCTGATCCTCGCCGTTCGTCGCGGTCAGCGACACCCGGTACGTCTTCACCGCCGTGTTCCCCGGCTTGTACGCGGCCGCGACCTCAACCGACTCAGTGACCTGCGAGGTCGCGACCCGGCCGCGGTGGATCTCCGTCGACCCGTACTTGACTACGACGTACTGATTCCGGAGCTCGACTTTCTCGGGGAGCGTTGCGGACAGCGAACAGGTCTCGACCTCGCGGTGCACGAACAGCCCGTCCTCGACCGTGGTCGGTGAGTTGATGCTGATCGCGGTGAACGTGGCATCGAGAGCGACGTCGGCGCCGGCCGCGCCCAGCGGGGCGACACCGACCAGCGACTCACCGATGATGAATCCAGGGGTCGCGGTGAACAGCTTCAGCTTCGATACGTCGTAGTTCCGGCGCCCGCGCCAAGCGGCCCTCACGGCTTCGACCGCCAACCGGTCCCGTTGAATGCTTCGTAGTCCCCGATCGCGTCGACGACGCGGCGACCTACCTCCGGGCCGTCAGTCAGCGCGTAGACGTTGATCTGAATAGGCCGGAGGTCGGCCGCGACCATCCGGCCCGCTGCGGCCGGTGTGACCGTCGTCAGGTCGACCGTGGGCTTCGCCGACAGACCCGTCTGAATCTGGCCGGTGACCGACGTCAGGAGATCCTCGAGCTTCGGGAGCTCGCCTTTCATACTGTCGATCAGACCGCCCATGATCGCTTCACCGGCCGGCTTCAGCAGAACTTTGTCGGCGGATAGCGGCCCCTTGTGCTCTTGGATGAAGCTCGTGATCCCACCCAGCACCCCACCCAGTGAAGGAATCTGCGACCGGATACCGGAGATCAGACCACCGATCAGCGCCGACCCGGCGCCGAACAGCGTGTTCCCCCAGTTCCCAGCGTTCGCTGCGAGCCGGCCCGGGATCGACTTGACCTCAGCAACGACCTTCCCGACACCCTTGGAAATCCCGGCCTTCAGCCCGTCCATCGTGCGGCCACCCAGATTCGACCCCTGCACGAACACAGACCCGAACGGCAGGGACGACACCAGGTAGCGTCCGATCGCCGCAGCAAACGCCCGCGCCCGCCCGGCAACGGTCGGCTGCGAGCTCAGCAACCCTTGCCCAACCGCGTTCCCGAATGCGCGGCCGGCGATGCCCGCGACCGCGACCGGGTTGAACCGGATCGCCAACTGCCCGAGTCGGCCCATGAAGCCCGCGACGAAACCGGCCGGGTTCGTCGCGCCGAACGCCTTCGCGATCGTGTTCGCCGCGATAGCGCCCACCTGGGCGAGTTGCCCGGTCGGCAGGAGACCGGTCAGCCCGATGAAGTTGCGGCCCATCCACCCGGTGATCGCGGCCCGGACCGTCGTGTCGTTCGCGAACTTGCTTCCGAACGCCTGGATCGCCTGGGTCGCTAGCGCACCCAAGGTCGCGGCCGGGTTGATCCTGGTCGCGATCGTGCCCAGGGACTGCAGCTTCGCGAGGACACCGGTCGGCCCGCTGACCGTGCCGTCGCCCTTCGACAGCAGAGTGTTCACCGATTTCAGTGAAGCCGTCAGGTTCGTTAGGTCGATTTGCGAGACGCTTTTCAGGACCGGCTCAGCGCGCTGCACGGCCGGCGTCAGGTGCTGGTCCAGACTCGTCGCGAGCTCTTGCGCGTTCGTCGCGAACTCGCTGACCTTGCCCTTGTTGTCATCCCAGGTCTGTTTGATATCGGCCAGCGCGCCTTTGACCTTCGGTAGCGCATCGGTCGCCAGACTCTTCAGCTTCGGCGCCAGCTTCGTCTCGACGAACGTCCCGAACTCGCCGGCCGCCGGGACCACCTTCAGGAGCACGAAGTCAGCGAGGTCGGTGAGGACCGGCAGCAACTTCCCGCCGATCGTCTCGCCCGTCTCAGCGACGATCAGCTTCAGCCGCGACCACTTGCCCTCGAGCGTCCCGGCCGCGGTCGCGGCCTGCCCCTTGAACGTCTTCGACAAGTTCTTGACGATCTCGTCGAACTTCAGCGCCTTACCGGCGCTGTCCTTCGTCGCCACACCCAGTTTCGCGAGCGCCCCGGTACTGCCCAGTTGACCTTTCGCGAGCGCCGCAGTCACCGCGCTGAGATCTTTACCCGTGCCGGCAGACACGTCCATCGCCAGATTCATCAGGGTCTGAGCTTTGGACACGTCGTGCGTCGCCCGCGCCAGGGTCGCGAGCGCCGGCCGCATCTCATCGTCAGTGACACCGGTCGCGACGCCCGTCTTCGTGATGTAGTCCTCGACCGCAGCGACCTGGGCATCGGTCGCGTGGGTCGTGTTCTTCAGGGTCCGGGCCAGCGTCTTCTGTGCCTTGTCGTCTTCCGCTGCACCCTTCGCCAAACCCAGCAGACCGGCGCCAGCCGCGACCGCAGTCGCGCCCAACGCGAGCATCCCAGCGCCGGCGAGCTTCAGCCCACCCTTCGCGAGCTTCCCGAGCTTCGAGTCGACCTGGGTGATCTCGCCCTTCGCCTGTTTGCCATCGGCGAGGATGCTGATCCTGATCGGACCGGCCACGAGGTCACCTCCGGGAGTTTGCTACGCGGATAAAGGCGTCACGCTCGAGCCTGGTCAGACCGGCGTACTGATCTGGTTGGACTCCGGTTGCGATACAGAATCGGGCCATGCGTTCGGCTCGATGGGTCGCGGCAAGTCGTCTTTTCCCGCTTCGGAATCCGGCTCGCCCTCGAGAATGTCGCCGTCTTCGCTCTCGTCGCTGAACACGCCGTTCACATCCGACTGCGTCATCCCCATGACCTGGTGGTACGACGCATGGAACTTCGCGGTGAGATCCTCCGTGAGCGCCTCCCGCCACTTCAGGACCGCAGCCAGACAGCGCAACAGCAGCACGTTGTTCGGGTGCTCCGGGTTCTGCATCATCTCGAGCGTCTTCCCGGTCGACTGTTCGATCGCGATCTCTTCCCACCCGGTCAGCGTGTCGACTACCTCAGTCGCGGTGAGCTTCATCTCAAACCCCGTTTCGTGATCACTTGCTCGATGTTCTCCTCGAGCTTCGCGACCGCTACCGGAGACATGACCTGATCGGTCTGCTGTGCGAAGCCCTGGGCACGGATATTACGTCGCGGCCACCCGTAGTTCTGGACACCCGCGTACGGGACAGCCGCGCGCCCCCAGGTGACTACCGCTTTCGCCTTCGCCCGGTTGCCCCTGGTCGTTCCGGCGAGCTTCCCCGATCGGCTGCGCACCTTCGACGCGCCGACTTCGGCGCCTTCCTTCGCGATCGCTGAGAATGCGTCTTTCAGATCCTCGACCTCGACACCCACGGCCTCGAGGTCCCGGACCATCTCCCTCAGTCCGGTGACCTTGAGTCCTATGGTTTGCGCCACGTCAGAACCCGTAGACCTCGCACCGGCCCGTGAGAGCAGCGGAGTACGTCCAGTTCAGCCGGCCGGTCGACGGGTCCACGAACCGGGTGACGTCCGGGATCATGAACACCCGCTCGCCCGTGGTCGCCGGGACCGCGACCCCGATGTCCGGGTTGAACGCGGTCGCCGCGACCGGCGTGATGCTGGTCGGGTCGTCGACAGTGACCGTGACCGGGGATCCGCCCGTGTTCGTGAACCGCAGCAACAGCGACTTGATCCCGTACGTCGCCGGCTTCACAAAGTTGCCGGTCGCGTCCGGGTTCGTGTTCGGGGTCGGAGTCTCGATGTAGTCCGAGCCGGCGACCTGCACAACAAGTTCGGTAGCCATATCAGCTAGTCACCTTCACTGGCTTTGCGTCGAGCGGCCATTCGCACTCGATGACTTGCTGAGCGGTGACCGACTTGTCAGCGTCGCCGCCGATGAGGTCGCCGTCAGGCTCGGTGACGACGGCATTGAACGTGTACCACGGCTGTGTCGGTGACGCGGTCGCGTTGCCGTACGGCTTCAGCGTGCACGCGACCGTGGTTCCCGGGACGGACCAGACCTTGTCCCACAGGGTGCCGACCGTCAGATCCTGGACCGCAGTGAACTTGAACCCGTACTGACGGGCGCCCCCGGCGGCCGCGTCAGCGAAGGTCACGAAGTCGCTGTCCGACTCCTTGGTGGTCAGCGCGGTGTTGCTGACTTGCGCGCTGTACTCCGTGCCGGCCACGACGATTTTCAGCAGCCGGGTTCCGATTCCTGCCATTGGTTCCTACTCCTCCGCGGTTTCCCGGTGACCTTCGATGACCATCGTTCTCAGGCTCGGATTGTCTGGTATCGGCACGATCTCGGGGTGGACGTTCGTCACCTCGAGCTCGGTTTTGAGCGCTTCCCGCAGCGCCGTGCGGTGATCGTCGATGAACGCCTGGGCCGCGGCGAGGTCGTCACTGGGCAGGAACACGACCACACCCCAGTAGTCCTCGCCGCCGAACTCGTTCGGGTAGTCGGTGCGGAGTAGCTCGACGTACGCCGTGCCCGTCTTCCCGTCGCGGTAGTACGGGAAACAGGTGATCCCGTCGACCGTCGACGCGGCCGCCGCAATCGCCGCGCGGACCTCGCCCGGCGTCACGCCTGGGCCTCGAGCGCGTCGAGCTCCGCAGCGCGGGCGCCACCGAACACGGGTTTGCCTTCAGTCCCGATACCGAGCATCTTCGCGATATCCGGGTCCTGCCGCAGGATCTCCGACCCGCCGAACTCGACGTTCTGTGAGGCGCCCATCGGCGAACGCATCCGGGTATACCAGCGGTTCGAAAGCATCGCCGTGCCGTAGATG